ATATACAGCGAACCACAGCGAATACAGCGAACCACAGCGATACAGCGATATAAGTTGAAAAAAACTTCGGGTCGGCGGGGAAAAAAATGATTTTGTTTTTCGCCCAAGGAAAAGGCATAACCCGCCGATGAGTGTCCGTAGTCCCCCACCCCTTGTGAAGTGTTCTTCTTGTTCCAATATCACGGAGTGTGCGTCTGGTAAGTGTTCTGGTTGTAAAGGATTGGTTTCTGCTCCCATAGTAGAAATGCCTACCCAAAAGGTTTCCGAAAAGCCCAACCCCGCCCAACCCGCTACTAAGACCAAAGAGCAGACTATCTGTATTACCAATCACTTCTTCAACAGTGATAGGGACTGCGTAGATATTCCAGTCTCTAAGGTGGAAGCATATCTGAAGTCTATCAAACCCAATGAGTGTTGTGAGAGAACCCAGCCTACTGAGAGAGAACCCACTCGTGCTTATAACAGAGCATATGTGGATTTGGATGGCAATCTGCCTAACATCTCTGAGGCTGACTTTGATGCCAAGGTCTTAGCCATTCGTAATATCCTTCTGGGTGATATGCTTGGTAAGCACTCTCTTATGGAGAGTTGTAAGTGGCATTGTGCGGATGAGAAGTCTAATATCATCAACAAACTCTCTTGGCGTATCACCTACACTGAACTCCACGGTGATAAGGAGCAAATAGCCCACTTCGTTCGCACTAAGGTTCTATCACACCTTAAGAAACTCTTGCTGACTACTATCCCAGTAGTAAGCCTTGATGCTGGTGCTAAGAACAAGAAGGACGCAGTCAGAGCAGATGGGTCTCTTGAGATTGATATGTCAGTCTATAACAAGGGTCAGAGGAAGATGAGGATGATGTATCAGAGCAAACCCAATCAGCAGAGACCTAACCGTCTTCTACTGGGGCAGTTCAAAGATACTCTAATCACTTATATTCCTCCAGAGAGTGTTCTACTCCCCAAGAGGTCTGTTCTGGATGAGAGACTGCCAGTCAATCAGATAGTAGAGAAGGTAATGGAAGAGGATGTGGGGTCTATCAGTCAAATGACAGACACTACATCATCAGACCCCTATCACGAGCCTACCGAAGATGAAGAGAAGACTAAAGAACTCCTTATGGAGGTGATAGGTCATCTCGGACAGAAGCGATTTGACTATTACCCCCATTGGCTACGCTTAGGCTTCGTGCTATACAATGAGAACTTCACTCTTGAAGAGTTCATTGAACTATCCAAGAAGTCCAAGCACTATACGGAGGCTACAAGCCCTCGTTGGATTAAGGAGAAGTGGGGACATTTCCGTAAGTCTCGGCTTAACCAATCCACTCTATGGCGTTGGCTCTCTGAAGATAATGCCGAGGCATATCACGAGTTAGTAGCCCGTCGTAAAGACTTCTGGCAACTAATGACTTGTAGTAGCCACGCAGAGGTCGCCCAGTTCTTCTACAATATGAAGACCGACTGCTACATCTATCACGAGATGTGTGGCTGGTTTCAACTGGCTAATAACAACAGATGGGACTTATACGAGAAAGTTCCCTCTATGCTAAAGTCAGACATCTGGAATACTCTAAAGAAGGTCGCTAAGGAACACTTACAATCTATCCCAGAGCCAGAAGATGATAATGAGGAAGAGCAGAAGACCTATAAGGCAAAGGTAAAGGCTATTTGGAAGTTCGTATCCTCTATCGGCACATCTGGCTTTGTAGATGGTGTCATAGCCTTCTTACCGTCAATGTATAAGGATGATGAACTCCCTAAGAAGATGGACGAGCAAAGACATCTATTCGCATTCCAAGATAAGGTGCTTGACCTTAACACTATGGAAGCCAGATTGATTGAGCCGATGGACTATATCTGTATCAATACCGAATATGACTATCCAGAGAAACGGTTTCCTAAGGCGAGAGAGGAACTGATAGAGACACTTCGTAGTATCTTTGAGACTAACGAGGAGATAGAGAAGTTTCCAGATAGTATGGGGCAGATGACTAAGTATGTCTTGGAGCATATCGCCACTTGCTTGAGTGGCAATAACAAGTATGAGCGGTTCTATATCTGGAGTGGTAAGGGTGGTAATGGTAAGGGTGTCCTCTCTGAGTTGGTAAAGAGGGCATTGGGTCTATACTACCATCCTATCCCACACACAATCATTACTAAGATGAGTGATAAGAAAGATAGTGCGTGTCCTCCTCTTGCTAAGGCGAAAGGTAAGAGGTTCGTCCAGTTCTCTGAGCCAGAGGCAGAGGATAAGTTCCAAGTAGGTCTTGTTAAGGAACTGACTGGCGGTGATGAGATTACTGCCCGAGACTTATACAAATCAACCATTATTTATAAGCCCCAATGGTCTCTCTACGGGCAGACTAACAATATCCCAAAACTGAATAGGGCAGATGGTGGTGCTGGTCGCCGTATCAGAGTTCTTATGTTCTTGTTCTCGTTCGTAATAGACCCTACTGAACCATTCCACAAGGCTATTAATGTGGATTTGAAGGATAAGATTGTTAAGAGTATTGAGTGGCGTAATGAGTTTATGTGGCTCTTGATTGAGGCATACATCCGTGTTAAGGAGAATGGCTTAGTAGAGCCACAATGCGTATTGGATGCTTCTAAGGAGTATATGGAGGACAATAACCCGGTTGGAGCGTGGCTGAAGTCTAACTACAACATAGGCAAAGACCCTAATGATAATCGCTACTGGGTGTCAGCATCAGAACTATTGAGAGTGTATCAGACTGATACGCATCATCAAATCTCTGCCGAGAGGTTCAAAGGTGGTATGGTGCTATGCGATGTAGAGCAGAAGAAGGTCTCCCACGACTTCACTACTAAGGATGGAGAGTTCCCACAGACCCACAAGGCTGGAAGGTATTGGGTTGGTATTGAGCGTAAGGAGGATGCCGAGACCGTATAGATGATATGAGATAAATATATTGGGTTGGGCGGGGTTGGGCGTTCCGCAAACTTTTTTTATGGCAAAAACTTATATCGCACTATAATAGAATGCCAAGGAAGAAACCTATAGCACCCGGTGGATTAGAGGGTTATGGTGCTATACCTCCCAACAATATTCTACAACAAATCGCTAAAGAAGCGTATAAACCAAATGCGTCCTACACCGTAGGTCAGTTCCGCCTCCTTAGTGCTACGCCAACCCTAAAGTTCTACCGAAATGGTAATACAACCATAGTAGGCATTCGTGGCACTGTCCCAAGCGACTTTGAGGATGTAAAAGCAGATGGGCTAATCTCTGTTAATCAGTTAGAGACTTCTAATCGTTATAGAAAAGACCTCGCAGAACTAAGCAGAGTAAGGGCTTCTCTTCCTACAGATGACTTCTACGGAGTAGGACACTCTCTTGGAGGTGCTATACTGGATGCCTTCTTACATACTGGTATGCTGAAATCTGGAGTATCGTATAATCCAGCAGTCCAACCCAAGGACTTCCAGAGTAATGTGCCTAATCGTCGTATATACCAGAAAGGAGACCCCTTGTATGCTCTTGGTAAGAACTTCCTTAAGAATGCCCCAGAGGTAAGAGAGGCTAAGCCTATGTCTTGGAAAGATAGACTTATTAGTTATGTCCCTTATGCTGGTAAAGTATATAACTATTTGAACGCACATAATCTATCTAACTTTGATGGCGGAGCAAGACTATCTGGGGGTAATAATCCCACTCTGGACTTGTATATGAGTATCAGTAAAGAAATAGCAGATAATATTAATGCTAAGCACCCAGATTGGACTTTGGAGCAGAAGCATAATAAGAGTATAGAGATACTCAACTCCCCACAGATAAAAGAAATGATACAAGATAGTAATAACAACTATCTCGCAGAACAAGCACAACATAGAGCAAACTATAGTGGATTGAATATGAACCCTATGACACAAGGTAAGTCATTCGGTATTATTAAGAACCCTAAGGCATTCTTAGATGTAGTCAATCACTTCACTGGATTAGAACTCCCAAGTGATGGATTAGGAGCATTTGGTTCTGGGAAAAAGTTTGCGGAAAGCCCAACCCCGCTTAACCCACTCTCCAGAGAAGAATATCTCAAGAGGGCGAGAGCATCTGCTAAGAGGCACGGACTACCCTATAAACTATTAGGGTATGCCGATGATGATACACATAAACTACAAATACCAGACCCAGATGGTAAGATAATACGCTTTGGTCGGAAGGGTTATGGGGACTTTATTATTTGGTCTGCTCTGGAAGCGTCTGGCAAAGTGGCAAAAGGTATGGCGGAAAAGAAGAGGTATGTGTTCCATAAGAGCCATAGTAAGATAAAGGGGGACTGGCGTCAAAACGCTTTTTCCCCCAATAACTTGGCTCTGAAGGTCTTGTGGTAGTCTCCTTATAAGACTTCATCTGCTCTCTCTGCTTAATAGATAATGGCTTCAACTCTAATGGAACTGAAGCGACTGTCTTAATAGTAGCAATGTAAGGGAGTATATCCATATATATAGGTAAGATATTTTATGAAGTCAGTTGGATTAACGCATATGTGTATGTTTCACCCGCCGAAATACTGCTACTCGCCACTACCGCTTGTGTCGTAGAACCAGCCGTGGGTGCTGGGACTGATAAGAGACCAGCGGGAGCAGTAGCAGTAGCCCAAGAGAGTTGTAGAATAAATGTTCCAGTGGGAACAGTAGTGAGAGTGAGAGTGTCAGTTGTGCCAGTAGCACCCCAAGCCCTCGTCCCCGCTTGGATTATTGCCGGTAAAGCACTTGTTGCCGGTGGCACATTAATAGCAAGAGCCATACCAGTAGTCGTGCCAGTCCATACTGCCGTAGCACTACCAGTATTCTGTGTAATCGTAGCACTGAAAGGCACTGTAGTAGCCGTTGTCGTCGCAGTAGCGGGTGTTGTAGAAAGACCAGTAATGCCACTACCAGTTCCGGGCGGGGGTAGAACCATTGTAGTAGCAGTTGTAAGCACTCCAGTCTGAGCCGTAGGGCTGACTGACACTGCGATATTACCAGTAGCATTTGTAGCCACTGAGCCAGTAGCATCTCCAGTCAGTGTAGCACCAGAGCCAGTTCCGGGCGGGGGGAGAACAATCGTAGTAGCCGTAGTAAGCACTCCAGTCTGTGCCGTAGGGCTGACTGACATAGCAATAGCACCAGTGCTATTACACGCCACTGAGCCAGTAGCATCACCCGTAATAACAATACCAGAACCACCAGCGGGTGGTAGAACCATTGTATTAGCCGTTGTAAGCACTCCAGTCTGAGCCGTCCCGCTTACTGATACTGCCACTTGGGATGCCGTAGTAGCGACTGAACCAGTAGCACTACCCAATAGCCCAGATAGACCGGAAGCACCAGTAAATGTCTGCCCTCCTACAAGAAGTTTAGAAAGACTGAGAACTCCACCGTTGAGATTAGCAGAGGACATCTTATATACTAAGCGGTGATAAAAAATACGCAGAATATTATACGAATGTTAGATTTGAACCAGTTCCACTAAACTGATATGCGAATATACCCGTAATAGAAGAACTGGATACTGTTCCAGTGCCGATAGTATCAACGCCAAATACTAATGAATACTGAACTGGAGATGTGTAGCCCCAGTTGGATGTCGTAATAGATGCCGAGAATGGGGGTATAGTCGCCACATTACTGGTGCTATAAGGGACTGGCGTGGGAAACTTATAAGGGGCAGAAAACGACTGAGTATTAGATGTCCCACTGTCAAATAGTTGTGCCGTTATAATATTACCAGCATTAGACCAAGTGCCGAATGTCATAGTCGCCTCTGCCGTTAATGTGGCTACACATCCACCAAATGTAGCACTACTTAACTGTGTAGTCGGATTGGAGAATGTTAGGAACTCAAAAGGCACTGGGAGAGAACCACCACTTAATCCAGCCACATTAGAGCCACTCTGTAATACCAATGAACTCGCCACTGGAGTAAATCCAGTCAATAACCAATCGCTATTAGAACCGGGATTAGCAAGAGGCTGAGAGTTGCTATTATTTGTTAATGAAGTGTATAACGCACCAGTATTCTCTTTTACCACATTACCAACTCTGTAAGCATTTGAACTATTCCAAGCACTATAGGCTGGGGCAGTATTTGCTACGAGACATTCATTAGGGATTACACCAGAAACCATATCGGCTGGTAATACACTCGCTTCCAGATTGGTATTAATAGTTCCCAGTAGTCTCCAAGAGGCTGGTGTGCTGTCTGGGCTTTCACCCGCAGTAGTAGCGACAAGACATACCCAACTGCCTTCACCATATATTACCACATCATCAATCTGATACACTCCAGTAGCCGTCCATACACTTGAATAGTTCATAGCGGGAGCATCCACATTAAGGTCTATTAGACCAGCACCGGGACTTGTGATAGTAATGTTAGAAGCAGATGACTGGAATGTAAAAATACCAGATGAGCCTACTATAGGTGTAGTAGAACCGGGATAGTCAAAACCGATTGTAGCATCCAGAGCAATCTGACCCGTAGCGGGACTTGTGATAGATACATTACTGTTAGAGCCTTGGACGAAACTATAAGTATATGCGTTAGATGCCGAAGGCTGGAGAGGAGATATGTTAGAAGTTCCTATAGACAGAGAAGGTGCTAATCCAGCCCATAGGGTTGTAGAGTTAGAAGCACCGAAAGGAGGAACATTACTTGATGGGGCAAGAATATTAGCATATAATCCACCTTGGTAAGAAACAACACCTTCTGTAGCACTATAACTATTAGTGCTGAGCCATTCCCAAGTATTAGAGTTATTTGTTAGATATGCTCCACTACCTTGTGGTGATGCTGAAATATTAATGATGTTAGAACCCGTGTTAGACATAACAATACCAGAACCGGGCTGGAAGTTAATAATATTACCAGCAGTAGGATATGCCGTTCCACCATTAATCTCTATTCCAGTAATACCCCCACCAGTTGAAAGACTTGTAGAACCTATTAACTGCCAGTCTGATACATTAGACTGGGGCTGAGCGTTAGAGTTCGCAAGAGTAGCGACATATACGCCATTATTCGTATCTGAAACAATATCACCAATCACATAAGAGTTAGTCCCAGCCCAAGTGAATACTGATGGGGTATAAGTCATATTACCAGTGCCTCCTCCACCCCCAAGAGGAAGCCAATCTGCTGGAGTAGCAGAAGGTGCTGGATTGTATGGAGATGTTGTATTAGGAGACACTGCCGTGATACATAGATATGAAGCACCTCCAGCAGTCTCTTGGACTACAGAACCCGGTATATACCCACCTTGGTCGTTCCAAGTAGAAGCATTAAATAATACATCGCCAGTCCCAAAACTTGCCGTATCAGACCCAGCCACAATATTACCAGTAGCGGATGTTAATAGACTGATTTTACCGGGTGCGTTTAGCGTCGCAGAGCCTCCATTAGATGTATCCAGTGAAAAAGTAGAGGCTGAGTTATTCATAATGTTAATATTGGCACTACCAAAAGTATTAGTCCCATTACCAGATAGAATGATATTACCAGTAGCAGTTCCAGTCTTCGTATTAACAATGTAATCATCACCCCCAGTAGTGGTTGATATTATACCACCGCCAGTGCCAACTGCTACTGAAGCACCCGCTTGTGCTATTTGAGTGGGTGCGGATGTCGCAAAGAGTTGCCAGTTTGTAGGGTCAGCAGAAGGAGCAGTAGGAGAAGGAACAGTAGTTGTATAACCGACAATACAGACATAGGTTTCCGCAGTATTGACACTATCAAAGACTACATCATTAATGGCGTAAGTTGTGGCGACCGTTGTGTTAAACGCTCCCTTATAAGACCAGTTGCCTCCAGTGCCAACCGCATTACCATTAAATAACAACTGTGAGTTGGAAACATACAGACCAGTATTATTACTTGCTCCACCTATGCTTACTGTGGCTGGGTTTGTCCCATCTGTTGATACTAACTGGATTTGACCCGGGACGGCATTATCGGTATAGTCGTCAAAAGTTGCTGAAGTAGTATTAGTCTCTATTTTAACTCCAGTTGAAGCACCCGCAGATTGTATTAATACATCGGGTTGAGAACCAGTAGAAGCAGAAGCATTCACTGAAATAGTGCCAGTAGTAGCGTCGCACGAGACTGTTGAACCTACGGCAGAAATAGAAGAACCACCGCCACCACCACCTATACTCTGCCAGTTCGCACCATTAGAAGGGGCTGGAGAAGAAGCCGGTTGTGCCGTAAGGCACATATAAGTCGTGCCACTATCAATAACAACCGCACCTACTGCGTAAGCATTAGAAGACACCCAAGCCAGAGACCCACTAACATTATTCGCCACCATACCGGAAGTATTAGACCCAGCATTATAAGCATTAAACTTAAGTTGTGGGCTAATCGCATCTGGCGTAATAGAAAGACATCCATCTGGAGTTGTTAATGACACATTACCGTTCTTACCACCAACACTATTGACACCTCCAAATACTGGAGAGAAGTTAATCGTAAAAGGAGCAGTAGGGTTATTACTCACATTCAGCAAGGATGTCTGTGTGCTTACGAGATTGATACTACCAGTCATACTATTTCCAGTCGTAGTCGTAAGGGCTGATACACCACTCATTCTATATACTATTGGAGAAGAAAAACGATACAAATACTATTAGCGTATGTATCATTTTTGTTGTAGCCGGAAGTTTGCGGAAAGCCCAACCCCGCTTAACCCACTCTTTGTATTACATAAGTCTCTGCGAGAGGTTCATCTTACGACCCGCACCAGTCCCAGCACCAGTGCCGTAGCCAACAGTGCCTAACGCACCCTTCACCTTACCCATTACACCACTATCTGGAAGCATTCCCTTAACACCAGAGACGATAGGCTTGGTCTGGTGGTAAATCTCCTTCGCCTTATTGAAGATATTAGCAAGAGAGCCAAAAGATAGTTTGCCACCAACCAGTCTCTTGAGACCATCGTGTGTCTGGGCGGAAGACACGGGTGCGGAGATAATGTCTTGCTCTGAGAGGACACCCTTGATGATACGAGAAGAGCCACGGATACTTTCAAAGAACCCACTATTAGCCGTAATCACATAGAGTGTAGGCTGGACTGCGAAGGGGTAAGTATTCACGACTGAAAGATTGAACTGGAGAGTGAAGTTGCCTACCAGTGATGGGGCTTGTCCGCTCTGGAGTGTAATATCCTTAGAAGGCTTTAGCACAAGGAAGCCACCAACTGAAGGGATTTGCTGACCGTTCTTAACTGGAGGATACTGGGCGAGGAGAGGAGTTCCAGCACCAGTGGGAGAGCCAATAGGCACACTACCAGCACCAGTCTGAGCGTTGGCAGTGCCACCATAGGATGTATGGGGAGAGCCAGACCAAGTGGGGTAGTCCATATCCAGACCGTTCTCCACGGACATCTGGTAGAGTTCCTCGGTCGTGTGAGAAGAGAGGAGACCAGAGAAGTTGTCAAAGTTAATAGAGAGAGGGTTCTTCACTTGACCGCTCGTATTAAGCACGGAAGCAAGAGGCAAGTAGCCATCACCATAAGAAGGGTCTTGGGGGTCGGGGTTAGTGCCAGTCTGTGTAGCCTTCACATACACGATAAGAAGGTCTGGGATTTGAGGGAGTGTAATAGTCTGAGACTGAAGTTGTCCCAGAGAGCCTTGCTGACCCGCCGGTGAGAGAGAGCCGTTCTGGTTCTGTGTAATATAACGAGGGAACTCCATATAGGGGACTACACTCTTAGGAGGAAGAGGCACATCCAGAGAGGGCGTTAGGAACTGGCAGTTCATTACGGGATTGACCCACTGAGAAGAAGCCGTGTTAGAGAACACAAGAGAACTTGCCACAATCTGAGGGTGATTAGCACAGTCGCCAGTCGTGATAGGGTCAGCACCAAGAGGAGAGGCACTATTAGGGATTGGAGAATACTGTGTCTTAAGGATGCGGTTAAGAGCCGTCCCACTCTTGAAGTTCATAATCAACTGGATGTTGTTAATGCCGAAGAGACCCGTATCGTGTTCTTGGTCGTTGGCGAATACAAAGGGAGAGAGAGTTAGAAGTTCCGTAGAAGAGAAAGACCAGAATAACTGGGCGAGGGTCTGGGGAACAATAACCGCCGGTGTGCCAGAGTTATAAGGCACTACCGCAGATGACACGGGCATACCATTCCAGAACCACTGGACGGCGGGGAGACCGCTCGTAGAACCAGCCACAAAGGAGGGAGGAATATAAAAGTCAGAACCCACTTGATTTACACGAGAACCATTGGGCTTACAGAAGTAGAAACCGGGATAAGCACCATTAGGCACTTCATCAATATTCATCGCCTCTCCATAGCCGTTCGTAGGTGCGTTAATAGCACCAAGATTAGCCATACCAAGGTAGTTGGCTTGGTATTTATCCATCTTTGTAGGGCAAGTTCTCTGCTTCACATTACACTTGTAGTCAGTCAGACGCATAACCTCCAGTAGCACATCTTGGGAGTTAATAACTGATGTAGTGTCGTTAATCGTGGCAGTTAGGGTCTGGCAGAGGTAGTTAAGAGGGAAGGGCTGAAGAGAGAAATCACGACCCGGGGCTACAACAACCTCGGCATCAATAGGATAAGCACCAAGAGCGGGGGCTACATAGCCAATACCAGTATCCCACACACAAGCACTCGTAGATGTGCCAGAAACACCACCAACATTCACTACATTCATATTAAAACGACCCTCTGCCCCCCAACGCAAAGCCCTATCAACGAATACATTCTCGGAAGGAACATACACATTAAAAGTCATCTGTGATGCCGTAGAGGCGATGGCGTTAAAAGGTGCGTTTGTAAGAGATAATGCTCCCTTCTCCACTGCGTAGCGAGGGCGAGACTGAACGATACGGTCATCAAAGACTGCCTCCTTCTGAATGTCAGCACTCATTATATACTATACCCACATAAAATAATCCAGTGAAAATGGAATATTTTAGGAATGTTGTAGCCGGAAGGAGTTAATATCCAGCATTCTGGATTTGCTTGTTGTCCCCCTTAGGCAATATTGTCTTCTTACGGAACATTAACTTGAAAGATACAGAGGAGAGATTAAACATCTGAATAGGGTATAATCCATTATCCAGACGGTTCTTCCAGAATACTTGAATATCAATATTACGAATGTCTGTCTTAGAGTTCTGGAAGTCTGCCATTCTGTATTCGGCACTCGGGGCGTAGTAAATCATCTTACGGTAAGAGGCTGGGTCAGAGGATAAGTCCAGAGCCACATCTGTAATAATAGGTGTGAAGGCACTCTGGCTTGTCGTAGTGCTATTACCAGTATTACGAGTTCCAAGGGCATTAGGAGGAGCAGTCTGCTCGTTCATTAGAGGGAGTAGAGTGCTTGTGAAAACAATACTATCAATCGGAGACCAGAGAGTGCTTGTGCTTGTATAGTTCTGGGTCATACGACACCATACCCCAACATAGCCTTGGGGAGGGGAAACCGTAGGGGCTGGTAGAAGGTTCTCGTTTAGTCCTTGGATTTCCACCACTTGTAGGTTAGTGTATCCAGCGGGATAGAGGACTGCTGGTATTGCTGGTGTAGCCCAGCCGTATCCAGCGGGGTGCGTCGGGCTATTCAAATACACATTGTCAAAGTTGGCAAAGAGACCCTCTGCGTTCGTATTCAGATAGAGAGCCATCTTGACACCAGTAATACCGGGAGCAGTTATAGTAGAGTAGTAAGCACTGGGATAGGTAATAGAGAAGAGACCAGAGGCATAGTCCCAAGTCATAATAGGACTGGGGAATAGCACTTGCCAAGCACTATAAGTAGTAGGAGCAGTAGTAGGCAGTGCCGTATGAAAAGCATTATAAACGGCTTGATTAGCATTATCCAGTGCCGTATTCACCATATCAACCCAATGACTATAAGTATAGACCCAGTAGTAGCGAGATGATAGGTCTTGGGACTGACCCAAGTCTGGCGATACAACAGACCAGTAAGGGAATATAGTGCCTCCAAGACCAGTAGCCGTAGCCGTAGGAGGAAGTTGGTTAAGATTGGGTGGAGCAAGAGGAGGCATCGTATTAGCGACATAATATAGTCCATTAGGTGTGTAATAAACAATATTACCGGGAAGATAGGTGCGACTATTCACCCAACCAACATCTACACCACCAACAAAGGTAGGCACATAGTTGGGATTAGCCATACTACGAGGCTTAGGGGCTAAGACTGGGTTCTGGGTCTCAGAAACATAAGACACATAAGTAAGAGGAGGAGCAAAGTTATAGACTGTTGTTCCTACTGTGCCTTCCCAAGTAATACCAAAGCCATACTCTGTTAGATTAACATCAGTCTGACCCGTAGAACTCTGTATAGCCGGAATGAAGAGTGGTAAATCCTTATTAGCACCGTTCAGCACGAAACGAATAATACTAAACTGATACTTAGAAGCATCCTTGATAATAGCAGTATCACGAGTTTCGTTAAACCTAATCTGGGGGTCTATCAGTGTATTATTACTCGGAGTATCATCTGTGTTGTTATTGACGATACTGGCATTGTAATACACAATATCTGGGTCATTCACATTACCAATACTCTCAAACGAAGACTGATATGTGAAGCGTCCGCTCATTCTATATACTTAGTAATAGATTTATTTGCCTAACTTTTCTGCGGTCAGTGCCGATACGAAGTTGTCTGGTGTCATACCGGAACTATCCATAACCTTCTTATACTTCTCTAAGGAGTAAGGAGCATATAAACATCTGACTACACTATGCCTACCACAAGTATTGACATCTTTCTTCTCCTTCTGGAATGGATAAGTGTTATAATATATCTTCTTACCAGATGCTTTGAATAAACGAGTTAATAGTGGCTCGTCTTCTCCTAAGGCTTCTCTATTCTCTTCTGGGACACTCTCTAAGGCTTGTTCTGGTGCTTCTCCATAGGGGTCAAAGAACTCTATCCTATCACCCTTATTTAACATACAGACCCAATGACCCGTAGTATCATTCTCGGTCAGATATAACATTATACTACGCCCCTTAGCATCAAAGGCTTCGTCTATAGAAGACATCTTCCCTAAGTCCGGGTATGTGATAATCTTAATATCTCTTCCTAATATCTTTCTAATATCAGCATCAGAAAGCGGGTATGACTTTATGCGTCCTAAGCCACGCTCAGACATTCTAATCTATACTATAGAATAGAATATGTGGGGTAGTCCTTTGAAGCCCAAGAAAGAGAAGAAGGTGCTTTCCTCAGAACCCACGCCCACTAAGGCGACAGAAAAAGAACTGGAGAAGTTTAAACCAGTTAAACTGACTATGACGAAATCGGAGGCTAAGAAAATCCTTGATTATAAAAAAGACTTAGCCTATCAACAAATAGAATGGGTTCAGAAGTGGTTAGAGACTGTTATACGGGAGCGGTCTTATCCACCACAACTGGCTGGGGCAGATGCCTACGGACAGATGATGCTTTTTTTAAATCCAGCGGACGCACTGGCTCTTTTGGAACGGATACGCTCAGACTTTCTGAAGACAGTGCCTCTGGAGAAGAAGAAGGAGGAGGAGGAAGACTATCGCTTTCTTGCTTCACTGGAGTTGGGGGCATATCACGAACATCTACCCCAACCTCATAAAACTTCCCACAACAATCTGATACAAGACGATGACCTTTAATAGCCGTCCATACTTTGTATAGAATAAATAGTATTGCTATTGAACCCGTGGATACTCCCGCCGAGGCTAAGTATGTCTCCATTATAATAGATGCCAAGAATATCTCCGCAGAAATGTGTTGAACTATTGGAGGGACTACATACTATGACTACCGTGTGCTGGGAACTATCAAAGAACCCGGAACTAACAGAGAACTTAGAGCAAATGAAGGCACTCTTAGAACGAATGATAAGCACGATTTCAAATACGCTACTATTAGAGCAAAAGAACTCTTAAGAGTGGGTTGGGCGGGGTTGCCCTTTCCGCAAACTTTTTTAGCCGTGCTTTTTTCTCTATATATAAATGGAGAATGGGAAGTCTATAGTATCATATAGTTTTTGTATATGATAGGATAGGTATATGATTTTTTTGGATTTTTATATGTGCGGAAAGCCCAACCCCGCCCAACCCCAAACCCATAGCCCAAATCTACTCTTGAGACCTCCAGTAAAGAACGCATTTTGTAGAGTATTTGAATAGAGGCTTCAGATTGTATTTCTTTAGTGTGAAGTGTTCCTCGTTGAGACCTCGCCATCTACCGGGCGTATCCAGAGTAGCAGTGGGTAGTCCAGAGCAGTTAGTGATTAAGATTGCCTTATACTTCTTACAAGTTGTAGCCCAGTCCATAAAGTTAATGACTTCATCATCAGTCCAGTGTTGTAGGACATCCTTGAGTATTAGGACATCTGCTGAACGCATACTATCCCGTTCCATATAGCAGTTCTTCTCTTCAAAGTGCCATAGTTCATTTCGGTAGTGGGGTTCTAAGTTATGTGCCTTGATGACTTCTGGATAAATATCATAACCCGTGTATTCAATCCCAGTATCCCAATAAAGGGGGTAGAAGTGTCTAAGGTCTCCACAACCAGCATCTACGACTGAAGTATATCCAGAGCCTAATAGCCAACCACGAATAAAGCAGACATAATGAATAGCATTCTCTAACTTTGAGCCATCACCCGATGACCCCTTGTAGTATTTATCGCCGTTATTACCCCATACACCATTCTCGTAAATAAAGCGAAAGTTAATAGCGTGTTGTTCCGGAGGGGATGGCATCTACTCTGGAACGCCATTTCTTTGGGGTCTATGGGACGCAGTGATACATAAAGATTTATTTATACTATTATATATGGAGTGTAGTAAGTGTAAGACACAAACAACGATAGGAGATTATAGCGGTTCGCAGTGTAGTCATTGTAAGTTAGTTCTTTGTAGGAGATGCGATGACACAACTAATCTCTTACAATGGTGGGGTAATGAACCAACCGATAGGGATGGAACGGATATATATCTTTGTGATAAGTGTTTAGCAAAGCACACCGGAGTTAAGAAAGTAAGAAAGACTAAGAAGGTATTACTGGTTGAGAACTCTGGCGTGTTGTGTTGATAGTAGCCACTGGGGGTAGTGTTTATAGACACAAACCCATCTACCCATCTTCTTCAAATCTCTAACATCATCCTTAGTCATTCCTATGTGCGTTTTGAGTAAATAGCCGAGGGCGTGGAAGGAGGTTGCCATAGGATACACGATGATATGGGTTGCTTCGTTGAGGAGGAGACGGGTTTTCTTGTAGTTGGTAAGGTAGTGGGACAGACACAACATAGTAGTATTAGTATGGCGACCCATAGTTGCGAGGTCATCTATTAACTTACTAACAACTTTTTCAGCATTACCAGTTAATGTATCGTAGTCATCAAATATAACAAGACAGTCCTTGAACTCGTCTAACTCGGGATAATCATCAATAAAGGTCTGAATATTGATACGCTTTAGGAAAGGTAGAGCATCCAGAGTGCTGTCTTCTCCTAACTTTGAAATCAAATAACACTCTCTATCTGGAAACAGTTTCTTATAACATTCGGCTATGCCTCTTGCTATATAAGACTTACCAGACCCGGAAGCACCCGCTATATAGAAGACTTCTCTCTTCTCTGGGTCTGGAGATGGAACTAACTGGAACTGACCGTCGTCTGGTAAATCAATCTTAGTAGTCTTGATATTGTCGGACACTATGCGGTCGTAGAGTTTCTTTGCCAGTGGGCTTTCACTAATCAGTTGTTCTGAAGCCATACCCTTGGAATAAGCCTCTTGAAGGCGTGTAATGAGTTTAGTGCGTTCTTGGGGTTTGAGGTCTCTTAGTTCTGTGGCGTAGTTGTTAGGATTAATCTCTAACTTGGGCTTATCTCCCTTATGGTCGTCCTCGTGGATATAGAGAACCTTATTCTCGTATTTCCCACCCTTGACAATGGCGATTGGCTTAGCACCCTTGACTTTATCAAAGGAAAGGCTCGGCATTCTATCAGAACCGGGTATTTTATTCAAAAGCGAGAAACACTATAGTCTTTTTATATATGATAGGTTAAGAATGGAGTTCTCCACCATATAGGGTTGTAGCCTTGGATAGGTGGTGTAGGAGTTGGTCTTTGACTTGTTTGAGTATAGGAAGTGGATTAGAAGTCTTCATAGCAGTGTCTAACTTGGTAAGTATGGCACTCTCGGTTTTCAAATAATCTTCTAAAGAATAAATACGGGCTAATCTGTGCTTGAACCCATTAATAGCATCTACTATTCTACTCTTAGGAACTGATTGGTTCTCTAAGAGTTCCGCTAAGGTCTTGACATCAGAATAGACTACATAGAGTTTTCCCAGTTCAGAGTTCAGAATACTATTGTATTTCTTCACCTTGGATATATTGTTCTTAAGTTTTGCTAAAGCAAACTTGCGTTTAATAACCTTAAACAGATTACCTTCTGATTTCAATAACAGAATACTATCTTTTAGAGATTGTTCTGGGTCTATATCATCTGGGTTAAGTGTCTCATCTCCATTATGGAACTCATAGACGACTGATAGTTCTGTATAACGCCCTTGGATTAGAGCCACTACATCTAACTTTGCTATGATAGGAGAGCCTAATGCTTCTTCTAATGTATATTTGCGACCATCTCTCAACTCCTTATGCCCCTTTAAGACCTCCTCTGGAGACCACCGAACTATATGAAACTTAATAACATCCTTAGCCTTTAATATATCTATTTTCTGTGGGCGTGTCTTAAGAACGGATAGGGCTTCTTTGGCTTCTTCTGGGGAGATTATTTTTTGTTGTAGAAGGCTTTCAACTTTTATAGTAGCGTCCCGAAGTTTATAAGAACCTTTCTTAGGGATTACTCGCCATTCTTCAATAACTCCAGCCTTAATATCCCCAATATAGACATTATCCATTGATTTCAGTTTTTTAATAATGGACTGGAACTCCTTAGCGTAGAACTCCAGAGCATCTTGTCTTGTTGGAAACTTACCTTCTACTACTTCGTAGGCATCGTAATCTCCAGCATATAACTGGGAGCGTAGTGATTGTGAGCCTATTATTTGTAGAGCATTACCATCAGTGAATGACATAGCCTTCAATACCTTCACGGCATCCACTGGATACTGAGAAGGAAATGTTTTCTCTTTTAGTATTGCCGACATCTATAGTTCATCTACATTTTATATTAGACCCGCTTCCGCCATCTTGCGTAGTGTGTTGATACGAACGCTCTTATCAGAGGATGACTTATAAACGCCTTGGGAATATCCGGGATGTGCTTTCTCTAAGGCAGTGATAAACTTTATTAGACCAGCCCTATCTCTTGGGACATCTGCTGATTTATATGGCTTAGCACTACGAGGAGGGGCTACTGAAGAAGCGGGAGACGGTGGTAGGGGCTGACCCGGTCTCGCACCCATTCTTACTACGCCACTATCATCAACATAATCCTCTTCTACTGCTGAACTGGAAGCACCACGAGGAGGGGCTACGCCAACATCCCAAGCACCCGTAGTAGGGTCTCTAACACTACGCATTCTCGGAACTGCCGAAGATGTATCAGCAGAAAGTTGGGCTAATGCCGAGCCTTCAGCCCCCTCTTCCTCGCCACCCTCTTCTGCTAAGTCTTCAGCCCCAAAATAACCAATAGGACGACCACCAGTATTCTGCTGGGCTTCATCAGAAGGTGCTTCTACTGTATTAACGAACCTACCAGACTGCTCTCCAAAAGCACCACGATAATCTGTAGAGAAGCCATACCCACCATCGCCAGAATAACCCATCTGAGTATCCTCTCTTAGAGGTGCTTGTCTGGTAAATCTATCTTGCCCTCCACCTCTACTAAACATAGACATACCACTACGACTTTCAGCATCTGCCTCCTCTTGCTTGGATACACCCCTCTTAGGAATATACTGATTAGATTTAGCAACTCCCCTATAACTGGATGGGAAGTATGGAATAGAACGAGTGTCATAATCACTCCTCTGACTGGGTATAAACGCACCACCGGGAAAGGCTCTCTGATTAACATCTTGTGGGAAAGGTGTAGCGAGGAAATCAGTATTAGCATTACCAACTTGTGCGAATAACTGAGCGTCTTCCTTAATAAGTTTAGTAAAGCCGAGTGATTTAATAAGAGCCTTAGAAGCACTCTGCCTATCTCTGGCTGGACTATCTGCGAGTTTCAACATCTGCTTGAGATACTGCTCCAGACGAATGAATAACTGCTTGAGAGTGGAGACCATACGATATACAGAAGATGCCATAGGGTTAGGGTCGGCATCAACACCATCTTCAGCCATAGTCTGTAGCAAGTTCTCCAGCAACTGCGTAATACCATCTTGAGTTGAGCCACCTTCTATGAACTCCAATGCGTTCATAATGTCTTCGGCAGAGTTGTTAGTAGCAAGACGAACACATAGTGCGAATATCTTATTAGCATCTCCAACTACGAAGCGTGTAATAGCACTAAAGCCATCGCCCGGGTTCATTAGAGCATCAATAACATTCTGTAGCAACTGAGCGAGTTCTACTTGTGGTAGGACACCTAACTGCTCTCCAAGAGAGGCTTCTGCTCCAGCAAATGGCATACCAGACTGTGTAGGCACTCCAGCAAACGGAATACCCTCTGACTGGAAAGCATTCTTAGCCTCGTCAATGGCATTAAACTGTCTGATACGGTCATTGAGTTTAGCCTTACCATACTCTTGACCTACTGTGGTTCTTAGCACACCACCAGATAGACGATGTTCCTCCATCTTAGCATCTACGGGACAATAGCCGTGTCCCATACCAAACTTAGACTGGTAAGGACTATCAGTCATAACTTCAAAGGGAGCGTTATAACTGGGCTGGTCTCTACGAGCAGAAGCACTATCCAAGTAGCCCATAGAAGGATTTGCGAACTTCCTCTGACCTAATACGGGAGGGGGCATCTGGTAGTATCCGTGGGGTGATGAGAATGCTCTGGCGTTCATAAGATGAGTAGAACGCACTTTAGCATTAGCCATATAATGAGCGTCTCGCATCTTCTGCTGGTGATACTGGGCTTGGAAATCATCACCAATATAGTTAATAGGGTTCTGTAGAGGACGGTCTGGTAGGAAACGCTCTCCTCTGCCGGTATTAGCATACCAAGTAGAGTATGGAGATGGGAAGCCGAGATTTAGCCCATCTGTCTGGACTTTAGCAGTTCCAAATGATGACATACTATATTATCATTTGAGATTTTAAACTTACCAAATAAATACACTAATACAACCCGTGTTCCTTAACATATTTAGAGGCGTTAATCATATTCAGCCCTTGCTCTGCCATTACCTTCTTAACCAAGTCAGCCCTTGCTCTAACACCAGCCCCTACCACTCTCTTAGCCTTCTGCTGACCGTGTCCGTCTGCCCCATAGCCACCAGTGCGTAGAGTGCCGTGTCCGGGCTGTCCTAAAAGACCGTGTCCTTCGTATGCTCCAGTATCACCACAACCCACCATACGACCACCACCCTCCATTAGATTAACTCCATTATTACGAGAGCGTCCCAACTTCTTCTTACTGAGTTGTGCCACTACCCTCTGCTCCTCTGAAGCACCACTACCACCCAAAGCACCAATACCAGCCGATGCGAGTTTAGAAGCCATACCTATCTGACCGGGAAGCATAGAACCAACTGCGAGTGCTGGTTTCATAACACCCATAAAGCCCTTCTTGAACCCATCGGCGAAATCCCCCCAGAACCCAGCACCGTGTAAGTCGTGGATATGCTTAGAAAGGTGCTGACCCATCATATGAGCCTCTGAACCAGCCCCAGTGCCGAAGCCCTTAGTAGGATGTTCCAGATGGTCTTTCAGAGTATGCTTCTTACCACCACGAAACTGCGACAGACCCATAGAAGGTGTAGCAGAGCCACCAGCCATACCCCTACCACGAGGTGCTTTGCCATTATAGGAAACTGAATGAGATGCGGGAAGATATACCATATGGAAACCACCCTCCATATTCTGTTCTGAACCAGCCACACCATTTTTATTTCGCATTAACTGCCTCTTAGGATTAACTGGATTATGGCGTTCGTGTTGTTCCTCCATAGCCCTACTATCTGCCATTCGCCTTGTTGCTTTCCGGACGGCACTCGTCTGGAGAAACATTGAGGGGTCGTCCATTATATTCAGTATCCACATATTTATCTTTGGCATAATATCCCCAAACTTCTATCTGCTTACATTTGGGGTTATATATCATACCTTGGAGAACCAAATCATCTTGGGTTGGTATTGTGAGATTAAATGATTTCCCCATACCTTGCCAGTTGCTATTACAAGTCCATCCCCATTGAACTGGCAAATGAATGAACCTTCTTAACATATCTACTATAGTCCGGGGTTGGGCGGGGTTGGGGTTTCCGCACTTTTCAAATCCGAAGTTTTTTATAATCACTCCATATAGATGAAAGCCTATTTCCACTCTTTGACCCCTCCAGAACTTGAAGGAGGTAGAAGTCGTGCGTCTGGATTTATTATGAGGGCTATGGCAGAGAATAAACTAAAGCATAGCGGTCAATACAAGAACCCCACATATCCCTTAGCACCGGGAAGCACTATGAATAAGCCTATTGAGTTTGATTGGAAGAAGGTGGCTAATAAGAGCCAAGGTGGTATTCCAGAGGCTGGAACTAAGACGCATTGGGGAACTAAGGGTGATTATGGAGCAAGTCCATTTATATTACAACACTTCTCTGGAGACCCTAAGCCGTTTAAGAAGGGCGAGAGGAAGGATTACCCTAAGGAGACTGATATTCAGAGAAAGGCTCGTTTAATCTTTATGGCTAAGAAGTTATTGGATAAGGCGAAAGAGGCTACTGCTCCTATTGCCAATCCTATACCGGAAGCCCCAGAAGCCCCTAAGGATGCTGACCCAATACCACACTTTGGTAATGTATCACTTGGAGAGCCTCCAGTGGGTATTGAAGTAATACCGAAGGCAGAACCCCCTAAGAAGAAGAAGAAGGTCTTTATTGACGCAGAGACTGGTGAAATACTGAAGGACGAGCGTAATGAACCCCCTACGCCCAAAAACGAGATAGTATCTACCGCACCCCCAGAACCTCCAGCCGTAGTAGAGCCAGTGGTAGAGGCAAAACCCAAGAGAGTTTTAAAAGTTAAAAAGCCAAAGGTTGCGGAAAGCCCAACCCCGCCCAACCCAATCCCAAGAGTGGTATGGACTGAGGAAGAGTTGAAGACTAACCCATTAACTCGTAATGACTATGAGGTAGATGATACACGATATGATGAGAAGCAGTATGCCGAGAAGGATGAGCGTGAGATGAGCCTATTCTTGTATGCTCTGAATAACCCCAAGGCTAAACTCGCAGATGCTATTAAGCATTTGAAGGATAATGATATTGGTAAGGGATTTTCTCCATCAACTATCAGTCCCTTGTATAAGGAGGCTCGTAAGGATGCCGATAAGATATTAGAGGCAGAAGAGAAGCAGATTAAGACCCTCTCTAACCCAGCATTTGCCTCTCTAAAAGAGAAGTTCTCCTCTTTATTCCAGAAGAAGGCTAATAGACCACTGGAGACTATTAAGAATGCTTTTAAGAGGATAGATGCGGTGAAGTATTACGAGATGTATTTGAAGCATAAGGAGGAGTATGGAGAAGGGAACAAGTATCTAATAGATGCCGACGAACAACTGAGACATAGGGGAGGTGGAGAGTGGGCTATGTTCCACAAGAGCAGACCTATAGCGGATGGTAAGAAGTGGGAGACTGGTATTGACCCCACTAAGGAGAAGTTTATAGATGGTAGTTATTCCCATCAGTATGGTAAGGGGACACATTGGCAGACTTGGAAGAAGGCATTAGATGTTAAGGATGCTAAGGGTGAGCCAGTGAAGGTGGGAGATGACCTAATAATCGCTTATATGTGGGAGGATGATAAGACCTTTACAAGAAAGGTATGGGTGGTAGATGATAAGAATATGTCTCTATTCATTCCATCTACATCATTCCCTAAGGGTGAAGAGACACCGGGTCAGAGGATACATAATACTAATGAAGGGAACTCTGGTAGATTTCCCAGATATGTGAAGGGTATTAGTAGAGTGTTTTATCCTCGTGAGTTATGGGAGTATAATAAGAGTGTTGATATTGGTCGTCAGATAAACCACTGGCTTACCCATAAGAAGGATGAGACTGACCCAGATATGTATCGCAAGTTTAATATTGGCACTGCTCGTCATCTTAACCTTGAGGCTATATCATTGGAGAAGAAGGAATATGATTACACTACAACGGTAAATGGAGTTGATTATATCTGTCCTCGTAATCCAGTAGGAGGAAGTTTCTATGACCTACAACCATCTGAGACACCAGAGGAGCGTGGTAGGATGGAGAAGCCAGTAGAACCCCAGCCTATGCCAAAGAAGGGTGAATACACCGAGGCTAATGCTGGAGAGGCGTTAGGGAAGTTTGATGATGAAGATGAGACTAACTACTTTGATAGTCTATCGCCTTCTGGAAAGAAACTGGCTCTATGGCATCTGAATAACAGTATAGCCTATTCTATGAACTCTCCAGAAATCCCAGAGGGTCGTGCTAAGGCGAGTGAGATACGAAAGGAGATAGAGATATTATTTAAGAGGCGTGTGGAGGAGAATAAGGAATATAGGAAGAAGAAGTTGGAGTATGATTACAGTATCGCTAAGTCCAAGAAGAAGACTGGTAGTGGTAATACTGAAGCATTAGAGAAACTGCTAAAAAGTGCTGGGAACTTAGGAGACTTCCTTCTTAATAAGACACCATTGAAGTATGTTAAGGATGCTTTTAACGCATCAGTAGAGAGGCATAAGGATGATAGGAAGAATGGTATTCCTCTACGCAGATTAGGTGGTGCGTATAAGTTGAATGTAGTCTCTGAGGCTGATGCTAAGAACCCAGAGGAGATTAAGGTATTGCCTATTAAGAATAAGGTTCGTTATGCGAAAGCCAAGGAAGCACTCTTAGAAGCACTTTCTAACTATACTGTTCCTCCAGTAGCCAGTAGAGCCAACCTATTAGGAACTGAGAGTGGTATGATGGCTGGTAAGAAGAGTGGAGATGGTATAGTAGCACGAGGTGTAGCATTTGGTTTTGGTAATAACCGCAGAGGGTTTGATTACTATGTGAAGAATAAGCAGAACCCAGAAGTCTATAAGGCGTTAGTGGATTTTGGGGAGGCTATAGTTCCTAAGGGGTGGGATTTCCAGACTATCCAGTTAAATCATAATGCTAAGGCGAAGAAGCATAGAGATAAGAATAATGTGGGTAAGTCAGTCATTATAGGCATAGGAGACTATAATGGCGGAGAACTTCGTGTATGGGACAAAGAAGATGATAAGCACAAAGACTATAATATAAAAGACCGTCCCACAATGTTTAATGGGGCATTACTATCCCACGAGACCCAGCCCTTCAATAATCCTACGGATTATGAACCCGGTAAGGGGCGATATACAATCGTCTATTTCAGACACAAGTATAAGCCGATGAAAGGTAATGTTGGAGTTGGTAGTGGCTTATATACTATGGAGGGTAAGGGTATGGCACAACCTTCAGCCAGTGCCATAGAAGACCTCTTCGTATAGAACCGCCTAAAGAATAACTTATCCTATTATATAGACGAATGGATGTTCCGGCTACTAAGGCTACTAAGAAACGCACTGTGGCATTGTCAGAGGCACAGAAGAGGTATTATGAGAAGCACCGTGATAGTCGTTTAGCACAGATGCGAGAGAGGGCAAAGGAGCGTAATGCTGAAGAGCGTGAGGCTTGTAATGATAATCCAGCACTATTAGAGGAGCGTCGTAAGAAGTTCTTAGACAAGTATTATGCCTACCAGATGTCTAATACTACGAAGCAGATAGATGGCTGGAAGGCAGACCCCGGTGTCTGCTCTACCTTTAAGGCATTCCTAAAGGAGAATGTAGAGCCAGTCAAGACGCTATTACCGAGAAAGTTTTTTTCTACTTTATCTAAGTTGGCTATTGCGGTAAAGCCAGTCGCAGAAGTTCCTATGAATACTATAGTATATGGAGGAGCAGAAGACAGTATCGCAGACCACTACGCCAATAGTCAAGCCGAAAGGTATTTCTAAGCGTGGTAGGAAGAAGAAGCCTATAACAGAGTTTAAGATAATAAAGGCTACTGAGGAGAAGCCCATAGTAGTAAAGTTTGAATAGTGCGTTAAAAATGTCTGCTTAACATCTACGGTATAGTATAACGAGATGTTAGACAACGAGGAGTTTTCTGACTATACGGCTAAGGTCATTGTAATGAAGCGTGATATTCTGGGTCAGATGGTAGGGTTTAAGAACTCTACGGGTGATGTAGCCGAATGTTATAAGAAGGTTATTCTGGATAAGTTATGGAAACTTAACCGTCTTGTAGGAGAGCATTATCTGAAGTGTCTTGGTGCTATTGCCGAGGTAGAGGCTGATGTGGCAGACCCTAATCCTCTAAGTCAGACCCGCTATGCGATGGAGGAGATGACGAAACTACTGGAAGAGCAGAACCCTTCAGATAGTCCTTCTGTTGTGATACGGAGTGAGCCATCCCTTCAGCATCAGACTTCATTGAGTTAATATCGTATTTAGATGACAAGTATATATGGCGTAGCATACTACTCCCTACATTCTTTCCGAATATCCGATTGAGGACACGAGTAATAGAGTTGTCAGCAGTAATAGGAGTGCCATCTACTCCTACGAGGAATGAGAACTCCTTCTCCTTAGTGAGTGGATGAACCTTAATATACTTCTTAATAATCTCTGAGAGTGTGGCGGGTATAGCGATAGTCTGAGTGCCGTAGGTCTTAGAGGTCTTATACTTGTTGAAGATGAACTCTGTAGGAACACCCTTGCGTAGCACACAGTAGTTGAACTCTTTAGAGAGCGTATCACTCTTCTGCTTAGGAGTTAGTCTAATGACCCGCATCTGGAGATAGTCTTGGTTTCTACGGGGAGGGATTTCCACATAGAGACCTAATACAAGAACTGGTAGTAGATGTTCCAGAGAGGGCTTCTTATCCTTAGCGATATTGGCAGTCAGTTCATTGTATTTCTTCTGAACCTCCTCCCACTCTATCCAGTTCTTTTCTTGTTTTGTAGTCTTCTCACTCGTATCTGCCTCTTTAGCGACCTTAGCCTTCTCCATCATCTTGTCGTAGTAAAACTTATATACAGTCTTATAGCCGGACTTGTCCTTATCAAGTGATAGGCAAGATGCGATAGTAGAGATGATAGTCTTCTGTGTGCTTTCGGCATAGGCTTCTAACTTCTTCATAATCTCATCAGTCTTCTTAAGGAATGATAGGTTCTTAAAAGGCTTCTTGTCATTAAGATTATAGAGGGTCTTAATATAAGCGGAAGCCGTATTCTCTCCTACTTGGCGAGGGGGTGTGCCGTAGGTCTTCTCCAGTAGTCTCTTATGGAGTTGGAGCATATACTCGTTGGTATTCATTATACCTTGTCCGGATATTATTTCTTTACCAGATGAACGCATTTTATTTCCTATATATGATAGTATAGGTTTCTCTTTAGACCGGGTTGGGCGGGGTTGGGGTTTTCGCAAACTTTTTTTGGACGCATTATACTATGGCACTATTAGATGGAGACCCATAAGGAGCATCTATTCAAACGGATAGGTATTCCTCCTAATGTTCCTATGTCAAAGAAGCAACTCTCCGTATTATTCAAAGTGCCACTAAAAGCATTAGACGAAATCTATGATAGGGGTATAGGGGCTTGGAAAACTAATATATCGTCTGTTAGATTACAAAAGGATTTTAGTAAGAACCCGGATACTAAGAAATACCCAAGAAGCAAGAGATTACCAAAAGAGCAATGGGCTATGGCGAGGATATATAGTTTCTTAGATAAAGGGAAGACATATCATACGGCGGATGCTGATATAGCAAAAAAATATAACATTTAATAGATGGATGATATTAAACAACTTATGGATTGTAAAGTAGAACCCAGAAGTTGGTTAGGCTATGTAATAGATGTCGCCACAATGGGGGGATATACGGCATATAGGGTTTCTCAGCATACCAAATGTATCCAAGCCGTTAATGTGCGGAAAGCCCAACCCGTCGCAACCCGCTCTAAGGAGTGCCTATCTTCCTTCTACAAATAGGACATTTACAATCATTAGCATTCTGGCTCTTGTAGGTGGCTAAACAAGGCTTACAGAAGAAATGACCGCAGTTAGTAATATCCAGATTATCGGGTTCTATCATCTCTATACACACGGGACACTCCCAAGTCTTCTTTAACTCTTTCATCATATCCACATATTCAGACTTAATATGCTCTGGCATCTTCTCAATGGTCTCTCTCAGTGTTCTATGGTTTCTACTGTCAGAGATATGTCTTCCTCTCGTAGCCTCATAATACTTAGCCCAAGCGAATGCCACTCT